GCATACTTGGTGCTCGTATCAGACATGTTGAACTCGAAAACATGCTCATCAAGGGCACTTTGTCCGGTTTGGATTACAGCCTTGAAGTTACCATTAGCATCAGACTCGATTAAAGTACCGGCCTGCTTGTAATTAACCCGATCGGTGACAGATCCTGAACCTGCTGCGTTACCAGAAAGCATCATCATTCCAGACTCGAGGTACCAAACCGCAGCGAGTGCACCGGTGAGAGTGTCTGCCGTGGAAGCCGACTGGTTTAGAGCAGCAGACTGGAACATAATAAGTCCGTATGCGCCGCCTTCGTTGCGGGCAAGGTTTAACGTTCTCCAACCAGCCTGAGAAGCAAAGTCGGGAGCAGTCTCGCCCTCAGCAGTCGGGCTTTGTTGGCCGAGTGCTCTAACATAAGTAAGAGGAGCTACACCAGCGTTAAGGAATCCCTTAGCAGCGTAGATACTGTAAATTGGAGATTGAAGATCTCTGGCTGAACGATACACGTCACCTCCGGCGTTACCGGGGACAGTGTCTCCGAACATACTGGCGAAATCGGAGAAAGCATCAACAGTTTGGGGCTGCATAGCTAAACCGCGAGTAGCGCGGCCAATAACCGTGGGTCCAATAGTGTCGGGCCTTCTTGGAATAAAAGAGTTATCAATCTCGTTGATAAAAACTCCGGGGGAAACGAACTTAAATTTCTTTACTGACATGATTTGGCAATCCTCTTGTATTTATTTGTCTCTTAAAAGACTTCACAATCATTACTTAAATAGTGTTTTGGATTCCAAAAGGATGAACGAACAATAGAAATTAAAGTTTAGTTCCTGAATTAATCTTCCAAAAACGACGGCTGTCCCGGAATTACTCCCGACTCTCGAGGAAATGTAACCTCAACCACGCTTTCTTCCAGTTCTATCAGTGGGCGATCATCGTTCTCGCCATCGCCAATAAGATATCCCAAAATACGTAGATTTATGGTGGTCTCAAACATCCTGATATCTTCTGCTAAATTTCCGATGTTGTTGTTGTGAGTAAAATTTTGATCAATAAATGCTTCGTATATGTGACCGTTTCTTCTCATTAAAAAGGAGTTGATTTGCCCTGTGCGCGTCATAAAAGGCTGAACCAGTTGATTCATTTGCTCTTGATATTCTGTCTTGATTACAA